CTATTATTAATTCTCCCGTTAACAAGTATTTAGAACGAACCTTTGAAACTGGGTGGAATAGACGGACTCCTTATGACCAATTTGCGGTCAAAAATAAAATTACCCCAAGTAAAGAATACTTGGTTACCACGATTCCAGATTATTACGAAATAAACTATCGATGCATTATTTGGACCGAATATATGGAACAAATGAATGCAGTGGTAGAAAATATTTCATTCGAAACCGACCAGTATTGGGGTGAACAAAATAACTATAAATTCCGTACTTCAGTCAAGTCGTTTGAACCATTGACTGAATTACCAACATCAGAGGACCGTGTGGTACGGACGCAATTTGATATGACCATTTACGCATATTTGTTGCCTGAGAATATGTTGGATAAGCAGAACAACCGAACCCTTACCACCAGAAAACGATATTCTATCAAAAAAGTGGTCACTTTTACCGAAATAGAAAGTGAATAATTGATGTTTAGGTAAAAAAACAGATATTTATGATACGAGGTATTTTGTAACTCAAAACGAGGTTATTATGGCAGAAATTACCAAAGATGAATTAAACGAAATTAATGTTTTGCGTGATAAGTTAGCAACGGTAGTCTCTGACACTGGCCAGTTCCAACTTCAAGTTGAAATGTTGGAACTGGATATCGCAGAACTAAAATTAAAGATTGGTGAACAAGCCAAACTATTTAAAAGTTTACTTACAGAAGAACAAGATTTAATTAATCGGTTATCGGAAAAGTATGGTGTCGGGTCAATTAATTTTGAAACCGGCGAATTCACCCCAGAGAGATAAACAAATTTAGTTTGGAGAATACCGTATGGCAGAAAGAATCGTGTCGCCTGGTGTCTTTACACAAGAACGCGACCAAACATTCCTCGCACAAGGCGTAGCTCAAATTGGTGCGGCGTTTGTTGGTCCAACCACTAAAGGACCAGCATTTATTCCTACTTCGGTAGATGGTATCGATGGGTTCGTCACGACTTTCGGCGAACCAAACGGTACCTCTTACATGAGTTATGCAGTTAAGAACTACCTCCAAGAAGCAGGAAGTGCAACTATCGTTCGTGTTCTTGGATTGGCCGGGTACACTACTACCGCCGCAACTATCTTCGCTACTGGTTCGCTCGGTAGTAAATTATTCGCAGTTCTTCACCCAACTGTATCGGGAAGTAGTCTTACAAATGTTAGTATCCTCGGTACAACCGCAAGTTTTGGTTTGGTAATCAGTAGTTCAAATAGTTTACACACTTCAGCAAGTAACCTAAGTGCAATTGAAGGTAACAATTCCTTCATCGGTACCTATTTCGGAACCACAGCAGAAAGTGATTCTTCATATCCAGCATATGTCTACTCTATCTTCCCAGATGCACTCGCACAAGCTGGAGATACAGTAACTCTTACTGCATCTACCGCATCACTCGCACTTAATACTCAATACGATAATGCAACCACCCCATGGATTCGTTCACAACCAATCGGTGGAACTAAATACAACTTATTTAAGGTTCATACATTAAGTGATGGAACCGCAGCAAATAAGGAAATCAAGATTTCTATTACTGGTGTTTCACCAAGTCTTGACCCAGATAGTAACTACGGTTCATTCTCACTTCTCGTCCGTGACTTCAACGATACCGATACATCTACAAACGTTCTTGAAAGTTATGACAACTTGAATCTTAACCCAAATAGTCCAAACTTTATCGCACGTGTAATTGGTAACGGCGTTCCAACATATAACGCAACTACCGGTGAAACTTACTACGAAGGTGATTATCCACTTACTTCAAAGTATATCCGTGTAGAAATGAGTGAAGATGTCATTCCAGAAAATGCTGTACCTTATGGATTCGCAGCATTAACATCAGTATTTAATACTACCGCCGGTCAAGTCACTAGTGGTTCATACGTCACCAGTCGTTGGTTAAGTGGTAGTACTTATGGATACAACGCAGATGCTATCGATACTCGTGCATACTACGGATATGATTTCTCAAAGACTACTAACCTATCACTTCTTGCACCAGTTGTTGGTGGATTAACAGTTGGGTCAGAATTTAACCTTAGTAGTTCACTTGCGTCTAACGAAATCGCTGGTAACCCACTTTCACTCACCAACCGTGACCAAGTAGCATATCGTCGATTCACCGTTCCTCTCCAAAGTGGATTTGATGGATTAAATCCAGCACGATACATCGCATTGGGTGGTTCAATTACTTCAACAAATACTCAAGGATTCAACCTTTCAAATGCAACCGCATCTGGGTCAGTTGAATACAAGAGAGCATTAAATACACTCGGTAACCCAGATAGTGTAGACCTTAACCTTTTGGTCATCCCAGGCGTTCTTTATTCACAACACAGTTATATTGCACAATCAGCAATTGACCTTTGTGAAGCTCGTGGTGATTGTTTCTATCTTCTTGACTTAGCAACACTTGATGCAACCATCGGTAGTGTTACTGGTTTAGCAGAATCTCTTGATACTAACTACGCCGCAGCATACTATCCTTGGGTTCGTATCGTGGATACAGATACCAACAAGTATATCTGGGCACCACCATCTGTAGTACTTCCAGAAGTCTACGCATATAGTGATAACGTTGGAGCAGAATGGTTCGCACCAGCAGGATTGAATCGTGGTGGTATTCCAGGCGCAGTTGGTGTTAAGACTCGCTTAAACCAAGCACAACGTGATGAATTGTACGAATCAAAGGTCAATCCAATCGCACAATTCCCAGGACAAGGTATCTGTGTTTGGGGGCAAAAGACACTTCAACGCCGTTCATCAGCACTTGACCGTGTAAACGTTCGTCGTTTGTTAATCACTGTCAAGAAGTTCATCGCAAGTTCCGCTCGTTACTTGGTATTCGAACAAAATACCGAAGCAACCCGCAACCGTTTCTTGAACATTGTCAATCCATACCTCGCAGGTATCCAACAACGTTCTGGTTTGACCGCATTCCGTGTGGTTATGGACGAAACCAATAATACTCCAGATATTATTGACCGCAACATCTTGGTGGGTGCAATTTATCTCCAACCAACCCGTACCGCAGAATTCATCAAGTTGGATTTCAACATTCTCCCAACTGGTGCAACCTTCGATACAATCTAATCAGTTTTTTCAATAACCACTATTTATTTCAAGTACCAATCTATATTTGGAGAGCCATATGGCAAATTTGGTCAACGAACAAGAACTATTTTTCACCGCATTTGAGCCAAAGACTCAAAATCGGTATGTGATGTATATCGAAGGCGTACCTGCTTATCTTATCAAGAAGGCAGACCGTCCAAAGTTAACCCAAGAAAAGAAGCGTTTAGACCACATCAACCTTCAACGTTATGTCAAGGGTAAGACTGTATGGGATGAAATGGTGCTTGAATTATATGACCCAGTAGTTCCATCTGGTGCACAAGCAGTAATGGAATGGGTTCGACTTCACCATGAATCAGTCACAGGTCGTGACGGATACGCAGAATTCTACAAGAAGGATATCACTATCAATGTTCTTGGTCCAGTAGGTGATAAGGTTGAAGAATGGATTTTGAAGGGCGCACAAATCACCAAGGTAGAATTCGGTGAAATGGCTTGGGAAAAGGATGACCCAATGAGTATCTCACTCACCATTCAACCAGACTACTGCATCCTTAATTACTAAGATTCTCACGCAGAACAGAAAACCCCACTCAAAAGGTGGGGTTTTTTATTGGAAATTACTATATACCAATAGTTTGTGATACTTATAGAAAGGTGTATTTTTTCGAGGACAAATATGGCAGAAATTACTGAATTTAATATCGGTCAAGGGGAAACTTTTAAAGTACTAGCTAGTATTGAAAACGTAGACCAAGGCGGGTACTTAGATATTACCAATTATTCATTCGAAGGCCAAGTTCGTGAAAATTATCAAACCGACGAAGTAGCTGCAAGCTTTACAGTAACAAAGATTGCACCGTTCGCATCGGGCAGCTTTTTTATTGAATTAACCCCAACTCAGACAGAGGCTCTTAATCAACGTAAATACGTATATGATATCAAGATGACGAGTGGTTCTATTACTCGTCGCGTTCTTGAAGGATATTTCGTCATTCGTCCTGCTGCTACGAGATAATAGATGAGTGATTTTAGTACCGGTATACCAAATATACGAGTTGTAGTTCGTGAAAACGACGACACGAATTTATCGGTCAATGTTCCCAATCTTTCGGTTGTAGTTCAAGATGGGTCGAGTTACAATGTTAATGTCATTCCCACCGCAGTTACACCAACTCGTACTGGGTCATGGAATACTATTGCCGATTTGGCATTACAAGCAATTTCTGCGTCATATGTAGATACAGCCTCATATGCAGCTACTGCGTCTTACGCTATCAACTCATCGGTATTCCCATTCAGTGGTTCCGCAGTTATCACCGGTTCATTACTCATCACCAGCTCTACCAGTGGTCCATCG